AAGGTAGAGTACTGAGAACATCAAATGGCAAAGTTCCACCCCAGAAATACATCCTCTGGGCCGAGGAATTTGCCAACCTGCTTGTGAAAGATCCGAATGTTGGACTCCCAATTAGTCATTCCGAGGTTGTTGAGCGACAAAATCGCCCCAGCCAACGGAATCGATCTAAACTGGTTGAGAACACCATAACAGGAGAATACATGAACAAGTTGCGGACGTTTATCAAAGCCGAGCCGTCAAATGGAACGAATGATCCTCGAAATATCACCACCGTTTCGACAGAACATACAATAGCAGCTTCCGCTTTCACATACCCTTTCAAAGAAGATATTCTGAGGAATATGAAATGGTATAGCCCAGGTAAGAGACCCGTCGTCCTGGCCGAGAGAGTTGGATGCATTGTTCAGCCAAACGGATCGATTGCACGTGATTACAGCCGCTTCGACGGAACCATCAGCGAATGGTTACAAAAGAACGTGGTCCAGAGATGTTATCTTCGTTGGTGCTCTCACTCTGTGAAAGCACAAATGAGGAAAATTTTCGAAGAGGACCATGTTCAGCGCGCGACAACATCAACCGGATTCAAGTACAACCCAGGATTCGGAACTAAAAGTGGTAGTCCATTCACCACTGATGGGAACACGATCATCAATGCCTTCAATGCGTATTGTGCTCTTAGGATGATCGGACATAGCATATTGCAAGCATGGGACAATCTCGGATTGTACTGTGGAGATGATGGAATCGACCAGAACTTGCCTGGTCTATCGGAAGCGATGGACACTGTGGCAATCGATCTGGGATTGCAGTTGAAGAAAGAAATTTTTGATATTGCCGAACCTGTGGCTTTTTGCGGCCGAGTCTTCGTGGCTCTCGCTGCAATGACCGACAGTTACGCCATCCCTATGAGAACCGTCTCCAAACTTCATTTATCACCTATGAACGCTAGCATTAGCAGAGAACAAGCAGCGACCAACAAAGCGCTTGGATACATCACAACTGACGCCCAGACACCAATAATAGCAGCTTGGGCTGAAACAGTACTCAGAATTACTGGCCTCAACGCGAAAAATCTGACTCATGAAGAAGACTACAAGATCGAGAACGGGGCTTGGCCCCAGACCAATCCTCAGGCCATTCGTGAGAGCTTTTCTGCGTTGTTTGGTTATTCAATTTCTGAGATCTCTGATATTGAGCTAGCCATCCGATCAGCTACGACCCTTGATAGTATACC